CCATGGGACGCTCGATTAGCGATACGCCTGTTGCGTCTGGGATCTCAATGGTGGTCAAGCAGGTTAGCGTACATCGGCCAGGGAACTCAATAGCAGGCTCTGGGCTTATCGCTTTAAATTCTGACCTCAATGGAGCCATTGAGACAATCAGTGCTCCGATATACGACAAGTCTGTGTACGGAACGCAGTTTACAGAGCTGAAACCTATACAGGTTGCGACGAGTTCGGATTCGAACTTCGCTGTTGGCGACGTGTTCACAAGGGGGGCTCTGCTTGGGCTCGACCAGTGTGGAGTCAATCCTTCGTCTATACTCGATGACAGTGACTCATCTTGTCACCTAATGTCTTCACCGCACTTTTCGGGGACATTTGGTGAGGAGCTTTCACTCATGGACGCGGGGGTGGTGAACCCAAACAGGGGCGGGATATGCACCCCGTCTCCTCAGGGGCTGTCTTCTGGGGTCAACGTGGCCTGGAGAGGTACATCAACAACAAAGTCTTGTTATGCCCTTTCCACATATTATGACTACTCCTTCAAGAACGCATTCGAGCAGAACCTTTCCAAAGGGTGGTCAACGGGCGTTAGTCCAGAGAACGACTCGCTCAGCTCGACCTACCATTCGGGCAAAAGCGCAGGCAGAAACTATAAGTCTGCAGGAAAGCTTTACACGGTCCCATCGATTGAAATACTTCTAGACTCCCAAGGTGATCATGGTGATGCTGCATCAGGCGATTTGACCATGGACATAGAGCACCAAATTCGGGCGGAGGAGAACTTTGTTCCAGACGGTGTTGCTGTATTCGGCAGGAACTGGGGCGCATGCACGCTTGAGTTCTGCGATGAGGAGACATTTACGACATCTGGCGGCAGTTATAGAAAGTATGAGATTGGACAGCCCGGAGACAGTTGGGCTGAAAGTCCGACATCTTCGTCCCTTTCATCTGACCCTGAACGGTACTCCCATTTGTGGGCATGGACAAACAGAAGCGATACACGGGTCTCCCCATCCAGGACTCCGATTGCGGACGGAACGGGCAATAGCAGCATTGGGTTTGGAGATAGAACGTTTTTCTACAATGCAGACACATCGAACTCCGACACGTCGGACGCAAACACGCCGTGGATTCCGCATCAGTTTAGAAGTACCGAGAATGGCGCGAAGTTCTACCTTCAGGTCTTGTGTAGAAAGACGGAAACCGGGAGCTACACGAAGACAAGCAATAAACTTGTGTTTAAGATACTGGATAACACAGAGGACAAGCTGATCCTTGATTCAAATCCGCTTAAATGCCTGGACCCTGCGCCGAGCACATCTGCTTCATCCGGGGATTCATCAATGCCGTGGCACACTGTATCAATATTTTCGGACAGGTTCGCTCTTCAGCTATACAACTACCAGAACTCTACATCTGGAAGTTCAAGCACGCAATCCAAGTCGTCAGCACAGTCTCACCATGCTCCAGGAACAGGCTTCAGGTATATGAAGATAACCGTTCATGGGGCAACCAGGCTTAATCAATCCGAGTCTAGCCACAAGCTGGGAAGGATTGTCCTTGGGAAGGTTAAAAACCTTGCAGGACCTGATTTCGACTGGGGATGGTCCAGGAAAGAACAGTCAGGAACAAACATTACAACATTCAAGGGTGGGCAGCGTCAGGCGAGACGAGTACATGAGCCCAGAAGAGTCTTTGAGGTGTCTCATGCGCCCTTAATGCCTAAACAGGTAGTCAGGAATGGGCAGTCTGTGTGGGAGGCAACGTCGAGGGGATTTGGCTCTGGATCTGGTGACTTCTATAAGCACTCAACGAAGACTTGGAACGAGGTTCTCGAGATGCTTAGATCACTTGGCTTTGGTTCGGTACAGGCGGCCCTGGTGTTTGACGATGCTTCTAATGCGATAGCAAGCAAAGGAAGCGCAAGAGCGTGGCAGTCGAACTCCGCTGACTATGATGAGATTAGTTACGTCACTGTCCCATCCGAGCCCTCCAACTTAATGCTCGTAAGAATGACTTCCGTTGGGCAGATCTCGCATGAGGGCTACGTGTGTAGAGAGGTGGTGGTTGAGAACGGCTCATTTAAGCATAGCAATGGATCTGGCGCTTCGGCTGTGATGGGCACAGTGTCAGAGAGACCATCGCCTGCAATGAAGATTGCTCAGATTGTGTTTGAGGAGGAGCTCTAATGTCTAGCTGGTTCAATGATATTAGAAGAACCTCAAAGAGGTCCAAGGCGAACAAGTCTTGGGCCAACTCAATCGTTTTGAGATCGGGATCTTCTATAGTTACAGGAAGTGTAAATGTTTCCGACGGGTCAGGCACAGCGGAACCAGCGAAAATCACTGTAAATATAACATCTTCACAGTCTCCATACTCGGTACCCAACTTTGCCAACATGATATTATCTGTGGACTCATCCTCTGGTGCGATTACAATTAATTTGCCAGAGATAAGCACAGTTGCCGCAGGTTCGACCCTATTTATTAAAGACTCCCTTGGTCAGTCTCCAGTGAATAATATTACTGTGAGTCCAAGCTCGGGGACCATTGAGGGTTTAGGCTCTGTGGTGCTGGACAATGCTTACTCCGGCATATTTATTTATTCAGATGGGAGCAGGTGGCTCTCTAACTAAATCTGCCCCTTGGTAAACCCTTGGGGCTAAAACCTCAAGGAGAGAAAGATGGGCCAAGGGCTATTTCTTCACAAGTATGATACGAAAGCCAAGCTGTATGACACAGAAGGCACCGGCAGTTTAGTAAATCAGTATAAGCTGACTAACCAAAAATACATTACTGACAATGCGTCTCTAAGAGCAAACAATCTATCGGACCTGGCTGACGCAGGCACGGCTCGAACAAATCTTGGCGTTGCAATTGGTTCAGACGTTCAAGCGTATGACGCTCAATTGGCTTCACTTGCTGCCCTTTCTGCAGCAGCAGTAAACAACCTGTCGGACATCTCTTTACTATCACATGCTGACGGCGCGATCATTGTCTCTGATGGCACTGACTGGGTTGCAGAGTCAGGCTCTACAGCGCGAAGCTCTTTGGGATTAGGGTCCATCTCGACCCAGAACTCGAACAGCGTCACAATTACCGGCGGCTCGGTATCGGGCATTACCGACATTGCGATTGCTGATGGTGGCACAGGCGCATCAAGTGCATCAGAAGCCAGAGCAAACCTCGGTGTCGCCATTGGTAGCGATGTTCAAGCCTTCGACGCACAGCTTGCTGACGTTGCGGGTCTTGAACCAGCAGATGGCGCTGTGGTTATTGGTGACGGAAGCAACTTTGTGGCTGAATCAGGCGCAACCCTCAGAACATCTGTTGGTGTTGGCACAAGCGACTCCCCACAGTTTGCAGGAATTGAGCTAGGGCACGCATCGGATAACACCTTGACAGCGTCAAGCGGAGACTTGAGCATCGAGGGTAACGTCGTTTATCGCGCTGGCGGTACGGACGTTCCGTTGACAGACGGTGGTACTGGTGCAAGCAGTGCATCTGCAGCTCGCACCAACCTGGGTCTTGCTATTGGTTCAGACGTTCAAGCCTGGGACGCACAGTTGGACTCACTTGCTGCGTTTAGTGCCGCTAAGGTTACAAATCTTGACGCTCTTGGCGGGCTTACTTCAGCAGCCAACAAAATTCCAATGTTCTCTGGCAGTGGCACTGCTGGACTCATCTCATTCTTGGATGAGGATGGACTTACAAGCAATAGCGCATCAGCCGTACCTTCACAGCAGAGCGTAAAGGCTTTCGTTGAGGCTCAAGTTCAAGGCTTGGACATTAAGGATTCAGTGCGAGTTGCTTCGAGTGCCAACGTCGCAGGCTCCTATAGCTCAGGCGCTTTGACGGTTTCAAGTGCTGGCGTTCTTACGATTGACGGCGGCAATATTGCGTTAGGCGACCGCGTACTATTGAAAGATCAGACGACCGGCACTCAGAACGGTATCTATGAATGCACTACAGCGGGAACAACGGGGACGGCGGCTGCCCCCGACGATTCAACGGCGGCGTCTGGTATTGGAGACGTATATAATACCTCAAGCGCCTTTACGCTTGATTTGTCTTCTTTGCCGTCATCTGGTGCCATAGATGTAAACGGCGGCAACATTCCGATGTCAGGATCCTCTAGCTATCAAGGGTCAACGGTAACGATTGCCGGAGGATCTGCGATCTTGGTTTCTGATGGTACAAATACTCTGGCGCTTCGGAAAAACTCGTCTTCGGGGACCGTAAGCAACGGCAGCGGCTACCAGTACGTGTATCTCGATTCTCGATATACTTATATTGACGAGCTTTCAGATACAACAAGCATCAACTATGCTGACATTACCTCAATCACTGTATACCCGTTAAGCTCAAAGGGTTTGAAGGTGCTTCTTGAAAGTGGTAGCGGCGGGTCGGATCATAATGTTTCTGGCTTTATCTTGGATAGCGCATGGGCGGGAAGTACGGTTAGCGCGGGCTTTTATGTTCGGTATGAGCCGGTGACAAATCAAGCCTATTACTGGAAGGTCACACAAGATCTTGACAATGGCGACACGTTTTTGAGTGCGGATTTTGATGCGACAAATTCCCACGCAACTACCATCAGCTCATTTACTTTGCCGCTATCGAGATCAAATCAGTTGAAACTGTCTTTTGTTGGAGCGACTTCAGTCGCATCGGGTGATGCCGCCGTCCTTACTCGTGCGGACGACTTTGATAGTGATGCCGACATCTCTCCAGGCGCATTCTGCTTCGTTGAAGAGGGCACGATTGCTTCTGATACAGGGTTTGTTCTATCGACAAATAACCCTATCACCTTAGACAGTACCGCACTCTCCTTCACGCAGTTTAGTAGTGCGGGAGTACCAAGTGCCGGAGATGGTCTTGAAACGTCTGGAAATGTATTCTCAGTTGACCTTAAGGCTAACGGCGGTCTCGTCATCGAGTCTTCAGAGGTTGCAGTTGATCTTGCAGCAAGCAGCATCACCGGAACTCTGGCTATTGGTGATGGTGGTACTGGGGCTACATCCGCTAGTACGGCTCGAAGTGCGCTCGGTGTGGCAATCGGCTCTGATGTTCAGGCGTTCGATGCTCAACTGGCAGATATCGCGGGATTAACGCCAACTGACGGTCATGTGATTGTCGGTGATGGATCAAACTTTGTTGCAGAGTCGGGCGCTACAGCTCGTGCCTCTCTTGGACTCGCAATTGGCTCTGATGTTCAAGCATACGATGCCCAACTGGCTTCAATTGCTGGACTATCTGATGCTGATGGCAAGTTCATTGTTGGTTCATCCTCAGGCTTCGTGGCTGAAGACGGCGCAACCGCCCGGGCAAGCCTTGGTGTCGCTATTGGCTCAGACGTGCAGGCGTATGACGCACAGTTGGCGGACGTTGCAGGATTGAGCCCGGCAGACGGCTCATTCATTGTTGGCGATGGCTCAAACTTTGTCGCTGAGTCTGGCGCAACAGTAAGAACCTCGCTTGGAATGGACATGGCTGCAGGACAGGGCGTTGCACTGCCAAGCGGCACGTCGATTCAGACCATAACTAGCAGTAATCCTGCATCCCCAAGCACCGTTTCGGATCTTCGCGCACAATATGTCTTTGACATGTCGGGTGCTGGAGCAGCCAGAACGTTCAGCCTTCCCACAACCGTCGGACAAACTCCTGGTGCCCAGTTTGGCATTAAGATTAAGGGCGACATGGGGAGCAGTGCCAGCTTGGTCATTGCTGCACCCACAGCCTCCGGTGGAGGGCAAGAGCAAATTGAGAATGCTTCTGGTGTCGGTGCCTCATTGACATTGGACGGCTCATATCAAGCCGTTAAGCTGATGCTTGTTGCTGCTCATGACGACGGCAGTGGTGCAATCCATTGCTGGTCTGTTATTGACTGAGACTAGGGGCACGCCTCACCCTCAATCTTGGGGGTGGGGCTGTTTTGTATACATATGGACACACTTTCAACAGCATTGTTAGATTTTGGAGCCCTCGGCATAATGGCTGGAGCCCTGTTCTATATGAATCAACAGCTTCAGAAGAGGCTGGATGGACTCTTAGAGAAGTTTACGGAGCAACTGCATAAGCAAGAGCTCGAACATCAAAAGTCAGAGGAAGGTATCCGAGATAGATACGACAAGGTCGTTAAGAGGTACGACGAAAGAATAGATAAGGTCTACGAGCACATTGTCGAGAGTCTGAGAGATCAGTCTTCGGTCTTGTCCTCAATCCGAGATCTTATCAATAACAAATAGCCCACCAAACCTCTTCCATATTCAATCACGCTCTAATACAATACCCCCATTCAGGGGGTTGTTTTATGAAAAAGAAGAAGCCGAAAGATCGTTCTGACCCAAACGGGTGGAGAAGGTGTGAGGTTGTGCTGCCGCCAGGCTTTATCAGGGAGCTTTGCCCCACCAGGGACTCTGTTGGGAATATGCTCTCTATGCCTGCTGCAAGGGGTAACGCAATAGTCAACAGGCTTGCAAAAGCACTTGGTGTTGCCCAGGAGCTTGCTGATGCTGTTGGGGCTCATGAAGCAACAATCAGACAGCTCCTTGAAGTTGTTGAGCGATATGAGAACATTATGACGGAGAACGAAATTGAGTTTAAACAGAAAAGTGAAGAACCTGAAGCCTAAGAACGGGACGCCTGTGAAGAAGGTCAGCCCAAAGCAGACGGTCCAGGTTAAGCTTACACATGAAATAGTCACCTACCTAGACAGCAAGACCGATGGGTTATCAAAGGGATCGCTGTCTGAAAAAAGAGGGGAAACAATCTCTAGGATTATTGCTGATGCAGCGGGGCACCATGACCTTAAGTCTAGGCTAGAGAAGTCAATACAGACGCTCCAGGGCACGACGGACTCACTTCTTAAAGCTACCGCTGAGAACAAGAGGCTGGACGCCATAAACCAGTCTCTTAGAGGAACGATAGAGGCTGCTAATGAGTCAATTGAGACTGCCGCATCTGTGGCTGAGTCAAGGAACAGCGTTATTAAGTCATACCAGTCCACGCTGGAGAGCATGATGAACGTTATGAGAGAGCTGACCCTATAGCAATAGACGGACCCTCGATAAAGTTATTGGAATATAATACATTGAGTATATAGGTGAGGGTCTTATGAAAAAGCTTCCATATTATATCATTTCTGCCTTGAAGAAAGGTCTTGAGTTGCATCGCAAAGGGCTGTCTGGAGACGGGCTGCGCCCAGAGACTGTTTCGGCTGCAACCAGGGCTGTAAACAGTGGCTCCTGGTCGGATGAGAAAATCAAAAAAGCATCAGCTTGGTTTGCTCGGCACATGTTTGATAGGAGAAGGATGAAGTCTCCGTCAAAGTGGGACGATTCTCCTGAATATTCCCCAGCGTATGTGGCATGGCTCCTTTGGGGGGACTCGGGCAGTGGTCGAGGGCGATCCTGGATCGATAGGGAGTCTAAAAAGATTGCTGCAAATGAGGCGGGCTCCTCCAGCACCCCTGCGCCTCCATCAGACAGGATTAAAGGCGGAAGGAATACGGGCAGGGCTGGGACATATGGGAGAGGAATCAGGCTGTCCGGGTCAACGCTAAAAGCAATAGAGAATAAGGTTAAGTCCCACAACGATTCTCACGGAGAGGACGCAAGGAGAAGGGTGACCCCCTCCATGCTTAAGAAAGTCTACTTAAGGGGCTCAGGAGCATTTAGTACGTCACATAGACCGTTCATGACAAGGGCGCAGTGGTCGATGGGTAGAGTTAACGCATTCCTGTACCTGCTATCCAATCTTAGACCAAAGAAAGCGTCATATGTGACAGACAACGACCTTTTGCCTGTGGCGCACCCTCTTTCATCAAGATCTAAGAACGAGGGCGTATCAAAACCGTCTAAAGGGCAGAGGTCAAACCTGCCTGCTGAGGCGTTTTCCCCGTCAGACTACTTGGACGACGACGGCAGGTTTCTGGCAAGCAAAAGCAAGCTACCACACCATGTGAATTCTGTTAACGACCCAAATGACCACAATAGTGTGGATCTTCCAAGGCTAAGAAATGCCCTTGCACGCTTTGGTCAAACAGACTTTTCCCAGTTCCCCCCTGATACACCGGGGCGTGTAAGGGCTCACCTTGAAAGGCACGCAGACGCTCTGCTGGCTTCAAGAGATCGCGGCGATGAAAAAGATCTACAGGCTAATCACGAGCTTATTATGCTCGAAAAAGACGTCGTTGATTTCAGGCTCGGTCGATATCATCTAATTGCAAAGAGGATTAACAATGAAGACTGATGTCCCCTACTCGCTTGATGGCGTAAGCCTTTTTGGAAAAGACAGGGACCTCTTGGGAACCCTAATATCATCAATATACAAGGTATATAGAGGCTCAAACGAGGAAGTGGTCATAAAGTCGGCGGTGTCAACATTCAGGCAGGTTATGGAGATAAGGTCTGGAAGGTGGGTAAGGAAGAGCGTGTTCCAGATTGGGCATGAGGGCTCCCGCATAGACGTCCGACCGTCAGAAACATTGCTCAGTATACGTGACGAGTAGTAAGTGTTTGATTATATTATTGTTTGTGTATTGAAATGCATATGTGAGATAAATATACCATGAGAAAATTATTTACAGAGTCAAACGTCTCGACGAAAAAGCTTATTGAATCCGTTGAGGATAAGGGGCTTGACCCCAGTCTTTACCTTGCGGTCATAGAGTCTGAGTTGGGGCGTGCTGGCGTGGTCAACATGAACGGCAGAATTTACGACGTGGAAGAGTTTGTTAGAGAGAACACTCTCTTGGCTCAGCGTGTTGACTCTGGCTTTGTGGAGGGTGAGCTCGGGCACCCAACTGGCGGTCCAACCTTTGACGTCCCCGTTCAGCTTAAGTCTGTCTCTGTTGATGTTGACGAGGATATGAACACTGCTGAAGCTAGTGGCTCGTTTGCAATTCTTAATACTCAGTCTGGTAGAGATGTATTGACCCTATATAAGGCGGGCATGGATGTTGGCACGAGCTCTCGTGGCAGCGGGGTGACCGAGAAGCATTTAATTGATGAGGCGTCTCCATACTATAAGGCAAACTCTGAGCATGAGGGCAAAGAGGTTGTCGAGGTTAAGGAGTTTAGCCTTTTAACTTATGATTTAGTTCGAGTGCCGTCTGCAGGCACACATTTTCAAGCGGCGACAACGGAGTGTATGGAAGCGTGGAATCGTCTTAACGAGTCTGGCGCATTCAGCACGTCGTCAAATCCTATGGAGGAAGACATGGTAGAAGAAACAAAGGTCGCCGTGGAGATCAAAGATGCTCCCGTGGCTGAAGAAGAGACTGTGGAGGTTGCTGAGGCTGTAGAGGTTGAAGCTGTTGAACCTGTCGAGACTGTTGAGGAGGTTGAGGCCGTTGAGGCTGTTGAAGCTTTAGAGGTTGAGGACGTTGAGACTGTTGAGACTGTTGAGACTGTTGAGTCCGCAGATAGTGATGGCGGTCCTGTTACTGCTGTGTCTCTTTCGGAGAGTCAGCAGAAGGTTCTCCTTAAGCTTGCCTCTGTTATTGAGTCTGCTGGAACTGACAGTGAGACTGAGCTCGCCGAGCAAGTTCGACGTGTTGCGGATCAGGCTGAAGTTGACCGTGTTCGTCTCGCTGAGGCTGAAATGGTTAACCAAGAGCTTGAGTCGCGGCTTTCAGCATTAACTGAAGAGATTGAGTCTCAAAAGCGTGTCGAGGAGATTCGGAAGTCATTAGACGAGTCTGTTGACGGAATGAATCACAGCGTTGAGATCAGAACTGAGGTTGAAGCCTTGGTTAATGAGGGACGAATTGAGACTGCTGATGAGATTAAGGTTTGGTCTAATCGCCTATCCTGTCTTATTGAAAATGCTGTCTCAAAGTCCGTTGACACTACGGGCACAGCAAAGGTTGTAGCTGTTGATGAGTCTGACGACCTTGTTGAATCGGATGTTTCGGATTTGTCCACTAAGGACGCACCGGGAATTATTAAGGAAACTTTTATCTCTAAGATTGAGAAGATCTTAGCTAACAACACTGATCGATAACCTAAGAGGATCGGTCCAGAAGAAGGAGCATTTAAATGCAGGGTACAGTATTAGATCCTCGCGTTGCGGCACCTGCCATTGTAAACAAGTGGGCGCCAATCCTCGAGGGAATCAAGAATGAAGAAAAGCGACGTTGGGTCGCCCACAATCTTGAGAACCAACATAAATTTCTTGAGAGCAGCTATGCTAACGGAACTCTTGGTCACCATTTCTATGGTGAGGCAGCATTCCTTGGTGGTCGCCGGTCTCTCGAAGAAAGCACGCTGATCGCAAACATTGATCGTTTGCCAACTCAAACACTTGCCATCGTTCGTGACGTATTCGAGCGATTTGCAATTGATGAGCTTGTAAGCATGCGAACCATGGACGGACCTCAGGCGTACATCCAAACTATCGGCTTTGATGCATCTAACGCTGGTGTTATTGACGCAAATGGTGACGCTGCCCCAGACAATGATGCAGGATTCAAGTTCAACGCAATCATGGAGCCTGATTACTCAGACTGTCCAACAGAGTGCGCTGCTTCTAATGGCGTTGACTTCGATGTTGCTGTAACAACCCTTGATGCTGCATGTAAGCGACTTCAGGGCAAGTTCAGCGTAATGGCTGAGCAAGACGCTGCATCACAGTACGGTATGAACCTCGGTGACGAACTTCGTCGCTTCATGGGCGTTCAGATGGCTCGAGAGATTCAGGCTGAGGTTTTGGCTTTGATTACTTCAAGCGCAGCAACTTCTTTGACGTTCGCATCTGCGATCCCAGGTGGTTCTGTTTATGCCAACCTTGACCCACGGGTATACGCTCGTACTCTGTACGAAAAGATTGAAGATGCCAATAACGGTATTTTCAAGCACTCGGACGGTCGTCGTGGCGCAAACTGGCTCGCAGGAGACCCGGACAGCATCAACCGATTGGCCAAGCTTGAGGACTTCAGCATTGTCTCTCGTGACAACGTTGCACGTTCTGCTGCTGGCGAAGGCGAAATCAGCCAGCACAGCAACCTTATGGGTATTGCTAACGAGCGATACAAGACCTACAAGTTCCCGTTCATGCAGGCTAACACCATTCTTATGGGCGTTAAGTCTGAGGACGCTGACGAGGTTGGCTTTGTTCATGCTACATACATCCCGTTGACTGACCTTGGTACTCACCGAGATCCATCAAATGCTTGTGTTCAGGTTGGTGCAACCACCCGTTACGCAAACAAGGTCCTTCGACCTGGAATGTTCGCCAAGATCACCATCAGCTAAGGCTTTTAGTGACCAAGAAAGGCCCCTCTTCGGAGGGGCTTTTTTTTTGCCAAATTTCACTCCTGTAGCAGTAAATTTAGACATATCTCGTCGTAGGCAGTAGAAAATGGTAATCTTTGTTTAAATGACTTAAACCCGCAGAATGACAGGGGCGCATCATGCCAGACAATCAATCAACCTTAAGTCCTATCGTAAGAGGCATAGTTAAGCGTGCCTCTGGGCTTGTACGTGGTAAAGATGAGATTATCTCAGCAGAGCTGGGTATCGGCTCGGTGGATTACGAGAAGACGTCTCTTGCTGATAGTCGCGCCTTAAGAAAGGCTAGGACCGCCAACTCAAGAAGCCGTTTGGTCAGAGACTTCAAGGACGATCGAAGAGACAAGCGATACAAGGACCTGAGGGAGATGGCTGACGAGGTTCCCGAGCTAACGACCTCCCTTGACGTACTTAGTCACTTTGTTTTTAGTGGGGACACTGGGGTTGGCTCAAAGGGTGACGCCGACGGTCCTTCGATTGTATTTAGCGATAGCATTGATCCAAAGGCCAGGGGCGTTGTCGAGACGGCTTTCTCTCAGCTTCGACTTCCGTCTTTGATGTATGATGTATTTAGGGAAGGGATGCACCTTGGTGACAGCTTTAGCGAGCTAGTCTACACCAAGGACAGAATGGTCAGTCATCAGTACCTTAAGCCGGACACCACAGATGTATCTTGGGACGCCTACGGTCGCCTATATGGATACAATTGCTCAATCGGCGGATCTAAGGGCGGGAGTTATGGTATGGGTAGATCCTCCTCCGTGGGGCTCAACCCTTGGCAGGTTATCCACTACGCTCCAGATAGACCAAGAGGCTTTAAGTATGGCAGAAGCAACTGGCATGCAGCAAGAAAGCTCTGGCGCATCTCTCAAAGCACTCTCGACGTTACTGCAGTCCTGGCAATATTAAGGGCATCTAGCAGGAAGACTGTCAGCCTCCCAGTTCCAGCAGGAATTAAAGAGGATGAGATTAATGACTGGATTGACAAGTTAAGGGGTGGCTCTTGGCGTGATGAGTTCTTCGACAAGGAGGGGATGCTTCATCATAGAATAGCCTCAGCTCTTGAATTGGAGGACACTGTGTATCCGTATAGAGCGGGCACAGATAAGCCGAACTTTCACAACGAGCCATCCGCAGACCTTGATCAGCTCGTTAACTTCCAGAAGTTTTTGCAGGAGTCTTATTTTGTTGCAACCGGCGTGCCTGCTGCCTTGTGCGGACTTGAGCGCAATGTTAACGCACGAAGCACCTTGGAGCAGCAGGGGCAGCAGTTTGTTCATACGGTAACTAGGAGGCAGTCTGAAATATCTAGCTTGGCTAGAGATGTCCTTGAGCGTGCATGCCTCGCTGCTGGTTTCGTTGTTGCTCCTGGTGACTTTAAGTTTGAGATGCCCGACGTATCTGCCTTTGACCAGAGGATGCGTGCAGAGGTCTGGAAGCTTCGGTCTGAGACCGCGTCTAAGCTCATAAATGAGGTTCAGATGGACGAGAACTGGGTATTTAGGAACATACTGAGAATGACGCCGTCGGAAGCTGACTCAATAACAAATTCGCCCTCATCTGGGCAGGGCAATGAGTCCTACACCGCTCAGCTTATGGACGCCAGAGATAGAGCCAAGCTCATGTACGAGCAGGCTGACGTAATACAGGGGATACTAGAAGATGCTCAAAAATGAGGCAAATTCAAAAGCCTCAATGGTTAGATCTAGGGCCTTATTCTGTGCGCTAGATGAGGCTGAGACAGAAGACTCAAGGCGATCCACTTCATCAGAGACCAACGCGGTGGTCGTTGACATGTATGCTGCTGCCACAGAAGCCAAGGATAGGATTGACTCTGGGGAGGACTCGGCGGTTGTCTTTGCTTGGCTTCTGGCTTCTTGGGTGGGTGCAATTACCCGGAGTGCTTCGTCTGCATTTAGGAAGGGTGCTTCGCTCAGAGCCTCACAGGTCCCCAGCAGCGACCCGGAGCTGTTGGACAGGTACCCTCGGTTAAGAAAGTCGATAGTTGATCAATCAAGGTACCTTTCTGGATTCGCTGAGGACTTTCTTGACGGTGTCCCCGAGAGGAAGGGTCGGATGTCCTTCGTTAACAGATCGGTCCTATACGGAAAGAGCATGAAGGGGTACTACAATCTTGGCGCAATGGCTGCAGGTGGAGGCAGGGATGTAGTGTTCTGGAACCTTGGGGCGTGTGAGCACTGCTCTGATTGCGTTGCATTGTCTGCCTCGGGCCCCTACTTTTCAGATGAGTTGCCAACAGTTCCGGGTATGGGGCACACCAAGTGTGGTCATAATTGCTGCTGTCATCTATCTATAAGACCAGGGTCCGGTAGGCTTCTTGCTGCACCCCAGATCTCGCTTGGACCGCTTGCTGCTGCAGGCTCACTTAGGGCTCCATCTAGGCAGGAGGCGCTTTCTGTTTCAGACGATAGGCTTAAGGAGGCTTTTGTTGCCAGGTCTATTCAGGAGTCGGACTCTTCGGATGTTTCTAGCCTTATATCCGATAGGGATAGGATTAGGGGTGAGATAGATGACCAGGTTTCCAGGCTTAGGATTAATTTCCCCGAACTTCTTCCCCTTGGTGGACCAATATCAATGCTTATTTCCTCCAATGAGGATTTTGAGGAGCAGTTTGATGAGAACAGCATTGACGGCTCCAGCCTAATGAGGCTTAAGGATGATCAGTTAGAGTCCGCGCTCGAGGATTTGATTGGGTCTATTAATGAGCTCTAAGAGATTCGTATACTATAGCTGTGTTGGAGATGGGCTAAGGGGCACTGTTGCTGCATACGCTTCCGCGATTAGGTCAGCAAGGTCTCTTGGGGCTTCCGGTGTAAAGGTTTTCCCCTTCACTGAGGACCTCCTAATGGACATTGGTAGGAATGGATTCATGGTTTACGGCGATAGGGACGCCGTGGTAGGTGTCCTTGATGACATAAACAAAAGGACTCCGATTAGATCGGTGCCTGTGATTTCATGACCATTATCGCAATCATTAACATTCTTATGCTCAGGTCGGTGTCTCTCATAAAGGGGTCTCGGTTTAGCATGATTTCAGTTGATCAGTCTGTGGACTCCGAGTCAATTGAGCGATTGATGGATGGCTGCGATGATGAGTTTATAGAAAAAGTTGGGGGCAGGATAAATATAGTTATAGGTCCTATAGAGAAGTCATCCGATGGTGTAGTGGTCAAGGTGGTGCGAAGAAGAGGGCGGAACTATATCTACTGCTTTGGTCCCTCCACGGCCAGGTGTGTAGCCAGGGGTCTGGACTCCCTTAGGAGGTATGTTTACAATGCTGGAAAAGATTGAAAAGCTTATAAGCAGGTCTCAAAGAGGAATCAAGGTCAAGGAGGGCGACATGTTCCTAAGGAGCGGACGTCTCTTCATTGTGGTCGGCTCTGAGTCTTCGGGGGTGACGGTTATGGAGCCCTCAACGGGCAAGAATAGGTCGTTCTCTTTATCAGGCTTTAAGTCTAGACACATTCAGCGTGTGAGGGTCAGCTCTGCCGCAAAGCCTTCTGCTGTAGACACCGCGAAAGAGGTCGCGTCTTCAGTATCTTTAGGGAAGGCGGCAAAGTCTGCCATACTTACATCGCTTCAAAGATCTTCTGGAGAAGAGGACTCGTTAAAGATTAGGGACATTGCCAGCAGTGTATGGTCCATGGCTTCAGGAGGGGGCTCAAATTGATTAAGACTAGACGAGAGATGCACAGTCTCATCATGAACCACATACAGTCTCAGACTCATCAGATGAGAAACATGGTTGTTCACAACCGAGCCAGAAACGAAAAAGAGCATCGCGAGATGCAGATGAGGAAAAAAAAGAAGTTCCTTGTCTGTGGAAGAGTTGAGTCCGGCAGGGTCGTTTGGGACATATTTGAACTGGGCGGTACGTCTAGACCCAAGTTCGTGGCCGGTGGGTTCAACTGGCAAGAGGAGGCAATAAGTTTCGCTCGAGACAGGTCGCTTGGACGTCAGTCTGTTAGCTTTAAAGGGGTAAGATGCGTACTTGGGTCGGGAAGGGGTAAGATCATGTCCCCTGACAGGACGCTAGAGATGCCGGGGCAGAAGGTTGTTCCAATTAAGAGCACAAAGAGCGGAGTTGTCGTTGGATGAGCCACTTTATTTCCATTGCAAAGATTGATCTAGGTGACACCACGCTGCTGGTGACCTCAGACGCTCCTGTTGTTATGCTCAAAAGCCAGGAGGAGATGCATGAGATGCATTTCAATGTTCCCTCACTGGGCATATCGGTTCCAGCCAGATCTGTTGACATGCTTGGCTCGTCGGCGTCATCAGGCTCTGCGTCAATAGGAATTTCCACTGAAGACTTTGATGTTATTGGGTACATAGCTTCCGGGGGATCGGTCCTACATAAGCAGGTTGAGATAAGACTCGTCTATGAAGACAGTTTCTACGAGGACAGTTATCTCGCATACCGTGGAATAATAAGCTCATTCGGCGTAGACCCAGAGTCGGGTAGAGTTGACTTTGATATTGGTCCTGACTTTATTTCTGTGGACAAATCGTTCCCAGCCACAACTGTTGGCGACGAAGGCAGGTTCCCCGGCTCTCCAGATGGAACAAAGTCGAGAGCCATACCAGTCATATACGGAGAGGTCCGAAAGGTTCCAGTCCCAATTGTCGCCTACGTACAGAGGGGCTCCAAAGTAAGGCTTGCTGTTGCGTCTCACCATATATACGGATCGAATGAGAAGCCCGGCTATCTGCAGATTGGAACAACCCCAAAGGGCGATCTTGTAGAGTATTATGAGATCAAGACAGATAATGACTCTCTTGGAGGATTCTACTCATACATAGACGTGCCTGTGGAACATTGGGACGACTCGATATACGTTGTTAGCACTTTGGGCAAGACATCCTCTAATGGCAGAGCGATATCCAGGCTCGGCGACACGCTCCAGGACCTTTGGGTGTCCTATGCTGGCGGAAATTCTCAGAGCTTTGATGCAGCTCGAGCGTCAAGGTCTGCACTATTCCTAAACTCGATCCGGGTAGGACTTGCGATAACTGAGTCGGTCTCAGGTCAGTCTGTTATAGACATCGTTGCTGGCAGATTTAACAGCCTTCCAGTTAGACTGTGCTATGACAGGGGGCTGTTTTGCTGGGAGGCTGTCTCTTGGCCTGCCGTCGGCTCGGGATCAAAGTCATTTACATACGGCGTAGACTCTTCGCAGAGGTCACCACTGTCAATTACTCAAATTAACGAAATTAGAAACAAGTTTCGATTTAAGATGGGATTTGACGCAAAGTTCAATGAAACAACAGAGACCAGAATTGTTGACAGGTCAAACAGCCCCATACTAAGGCAGAGCGCCTCAATGTTTGGCGAGACTTCAATTCATGAGGTTGACCTTTCTGATGCAACAGACAAGCTTGGCGCTGGCATTGCAATCGACAGTATTATTAAGAGCAAAAGCGGTCCAAGGATAACCGTTTCATACAGTGGGTGCGACCCGTCTTTTCTTGACGAGAATCTTGGTGAGCCATGGTCGATAACTGATGACGAGTCTGGACTAAGGAGTGCGTCCTTTGTCCTTGTATCAGTCCAGCCTGACGTTGACTCTGGGACCGTGTCGCTGACATTTGTCAGCACAGAGGACGTGAACACCACGCTGAGAAGGTCTAGGGCTGCTGCAGAGATCGTGGTGTCTTCAACACCGACACAGTCTTCTTCCGACGGCGGCGGCGGCGGCAGTTTTGAGCAGGCGAGGAAGTACGGGGTGTTCCTTGGGCGAACCGGCGCCAACAACTGGTCTGCCGCAAACTACGAGTACCTAAAGGACGCACCGCTGATTGCCTTCGAGGACAAGAGTAGCATTTCTTATGATGGAACATACGCCGGGTTCAACTGCGTCGTTCAGAACGATTTCAACTGGGGTGCATCTAGCCTATCTGGTGGGTCATCATACCCAAGGTATCGGTATTTCCCGCTTGAGCTTACGAACGCAACCGTCGTTCATGGCGACATATCAAAGGTAATTCCAAACCAGAGGGTTATGGGGCTAAATGCGGACGGAAGCAATTACCTGGGGGCGACAGTAAGCAAGGCTCAAGTAACCGGCTACATGCGATTCAACTACTCCGTTAAGGCGCTTGTTATGTACGGTCAATTTCCCTACAGCGACACAAACAAGAACGGCATCGGGTGGGTCACACTAAACCCCGTCAACAGGATGGGGATGAACACGGATGCAGCAGGAGTCCCCAAAAGCACATTCAACTCAAACAGCTGGTTTGACTATGGGACGAACTATGTCGCATACAAGCACATTGCGACTGTTGCTGGCGGCATAACCAAACAATCCGCATTCGCAGATGCGTCAGCCTCCCTATCTGCTGGAATAGAGACCCTGAACGCCCCGAGCCATGACGCTGGCATTGATTCCGATCTGCTCTGGTCCGCTAACGCAGTAACCCTATACGGGGACTTTCAAAACTTTTCGGATGAAGACATGTACATGATGGACTTCAACGGGACCACAATACCCGAGCTTCAGCAAGACAAGACATCTGAGACAAGCATAAAGATAAACGCAACCAGTAACAGTTGGAGTACGTATCAACCCTGGTCTCCGGGTGACACATACTACGACACCCATTACGCATCCAGCGCATACTTTAATTCCATGATTGTGGGATTTGTGACCGAAAAAAACCTTCAAGACTTAGGGATATCTGTCCCTTAAGGAGAAACAATGAGCAAGATATTATCTAGAAAGCTATTCGTATCCCTGGGTTCAATCGCAATGATTGTCTCGAGCGCCATTCAGGGGTCCCTGGTGTGGGCGGAAGCCATTCCCAGCATCGCCGCAGTTGCCATTGGGTATTGCATTGCGCAAGGCTGGGTCGATGCGAAGGCGATTGAGTCGGCAGCGGTGAAGGCTGGTTTAAGTGAAGATAAGTCTGAGTAAAGTCGCGGCAACGGCGATCGTCGTCCTTGTCTTTATTGCGATTGGGTATTGGCTCGGAACTGCGGGGCTTCTTTCCGGTGGCGCTGTTGTCGCCGTTGCCGCTGGTCGTGCGAGACGGGGTATTAAGCAATCTGTGGTTATCGCCGAAACGGCTTCGAGCGAAATCTCTAGCGCTGTGGACGGCATAAACCTAAGAATGGACAGACTTGAGTCATCTGCACGAGAGTCGGGAGGCAATGAGGGTGAAAATAGGTCAAACCATGACCCTGATAACGGTCTTATTGTTGACCGTCCAAGGCTACGCATCACCGACAAAGGGTAAGTGGTCGGCTTCTAATGGCACAGTCTCTGAGATTCCGTGTCCCGATGAGTATGGTGATGTGACCATGCTTGCTCAAGGGTGCGTCCTTAGGCTGTCTGGCGGAGGACTGCTTTATACAAAGGCTGCGGACGCTGCGGTGTATGGGGAGATGGATATGGCAAGCAAGATGGTGAGCGGGCTTAAGGTTGAGATTAGCACCTGCACCTCCACACTGGAGCGAATCAGGCTTGAGCACCTGTCCAAGATAAAGAGTCTTTCAGAGTCAGCTCTACTAGACATCTCTAAAATGGAGGATTCTCATAAGGCTGAAATGGTTAGCAGGACTTGGACTGCGGTATCGGTAGGATTTAGTCTCGGCGCAGCCCTTTTAATCGCCTTCAGGTAGATATTTCATTCTGGGACGCCTGCTTGGCAGATGGAAATCTTCAATCGCATCAATAAACAATTGAAAGTCCTCCGGTCCCCTGTATATGCCAACCCTCGTATCCATTGCGGGCACCCTTATGCCGCTGGGATGGTTCGAAAAGAAGAGGAAGAAGTCACCCCTTTTGCAGTCGCACTGACGGACCCTTCCAGACGAGGACCTGATTAAGTCTGGGTCGTTCTCAGTGATTCCCACCGTAACCCTCCCCCTTACCTGTCCCGACCATGGTATGACTACGCCCTTTTGATAGCCGGTAAACATGTTGCCCCATGAGACGTTAGGACCAACGCACACAAGTACGTCTGGATTACACTCCCGGAGAAGCCTTTTTAGAGGATAGTCCTTCGACTCGGGCTCCTCTTCATCAAGGTGATCTCTGTATTCATACTTTCCGCCATGAAAGACCTCGTGCCCAGCCTTCTCGAGCTCTTCTATTATGGAATGATGCATTGTAAACAAGAACTTCATGTATCTACCCTAGCACTCCGTTTTGCCTGCGACCATACTCTGCTATAAGAAGAGCGTCCGCAAGCCCGTCATGGGGCTTTCTCGCCCTCTCAGACTTACGCAGGTCAGTTGAAGGGAACAGTCTTTTGGCTCCTAGTATATTCCTATCCTTCCCGTCACCGGGAACACCTGAAAGCATTTTCGAGGTCCATGTTCTTGGGGCCACAATGTTAAGCGATACTTCGCATGAAATTATTAGCGCAACCCATATGCCGTAGCCATAACCCGTCTTAAATGTTGAGCTCACGCCCTGACCTGGTCTTGCGCTTTGTGATTCAATGAACGCCACCTTGGCGCCAGAGTCCTTGATAAGGTCCCTCATTGCGCCAATATCGTACTCCCTTCTGGACTTGCCTACCGCTATCGTCGGCGTAATCGACACGCTTTCAACCTCTCCGCCGAAAGAGAGGACGGCGATGCCGCCAGACAGTCCGGGGTCTACTCCAATTATCAAACCTATTCTCCTATCCATCCGTCGGAAAGAATTGTCCATGCTGCAGCCGCCACGATTGGAACCTGCCCGTTTCCAATGGCTTTAAGCCTGTCCACCCTATCGGCCAGCCCATGAGCCACTCGACCCACGTCGGGTTCAGTGGTCCACCAGCCAGAAACGGCAAACTCGGGCCGTCTCTGAACTCCTCTGAAGGGCTGCCGCAATCCCTCGCATCGTGAGACCTCGGCGTCGGCCACCTGTTCTTTGTCTCCATGTCTGGCCACGAGTTCCCTTCCGCCATTCCTGCCAGTGTCAGGCGAACCTTCCCCAGCCAGCCTCCCTCCGACTTTCCTGCCGCGCCTCCTTTGTTTGACTTCCATGTCTGGTTTGCGGTTGGTGTTGGAAGCAAGAATCCACATTCTGTTTCTTTGATGAAGCGCACCGAGGTGCCTAGCTCCCAGCACGCACCACCTGACGTCATACCCCAGGCTGGTAAGTCCTTCGATGACGGTGCCGAGTCCACGGGTACGCAGGTACGGACTGTTTTCCGCGAAGACAAAACGAGGTTCAACCTCTCCAACAACCCTGAGCATCTGGAACCATAGTCCTGAACGGTTTCCGGCAATTCCTTCACGCCGACCCGCAGAGCTGATGTCTTGACATGGGAACCCTCCCGAAATAACGTCAATTGACCCCCTCCAGGGTCTCCCGTCGAAGGTGTTGATGTCGTCCCAGACTGGGAAGCTTTCGAGAGATCCATCGCGCTGTCTGGCGATGAGTGAGCTTCTTGCATAGGAATCAATCTCAACAGCGCATCGGGTGCGCCATCCAAGGAGTCTCCCTCCCAGGATGCCTCCTCCTGCTCCTGCAAATAGTGCCAACTCATTCATGGGTCTCCACGTTCAGCCTGGTCTCTATCCAGCAGTGCGCCCCACAGGACAAAGGGTTGTGAGGTCGATACACTACCCTGGCAACCTCTTCACCAGCCTCATTGCGAATAACGGCCTCAGATGCATACCTGTTGTCCTTGTAGGTCTTCACCGTTAAGACGGGCTTTGCATCCTTGACCGCAATCTTCCTGTTGGACTTAATTACATGTTGGTTTACATGAATTATTGTTTTCATGCCGACCTAGAATGGAATCGGGTCGTTGTTGCCGGAGTTGCCACCGTTGCCCCATCCGCCTTGGTTTCCGCCCGAGCTTAGGTCACCTTGACCTCCTTTGTTGCCCCATCCGCCTTGGTTCCCGCCCGCTGGTGCAGGCTGACTGGGTCCCGATGAGCTCCAGCCACTGCTGGCGCTTTGAGTTTGCGGGACGGTGTTTTGAGACTGTCCGCCAGACCAGGAGTTCGACTGCTGGCTCTGACCAGAAAATGATGACTGCTCTGACTGTCCAGACTTCTCTGACTTTCTCGTAATGGTGACCCGGTTTGCTGAATACTGCATACCTGTCACCTCCTGACCGTCTTTGTTCCTATAGGTCTTTTGGTACCCACTGCCCTTTATGAGGAGCATGTCTCCTTTGTTGGCATACTGTCGAAGGTATCTTGCCGTGTGCTTGTATGCTGAGATCCTGTACCAACTACAGATGTCTTCTCCCTTCACCTTTCCATTCACGGCTATCTTTAGATTAACAATGTCTTCATTGACGTCATCCATAAACGCCAATCGGCCAAGAATCTCATATTCCATAAACTGACTACTCATTACTATCTCCCTGTTTAATTAATTTGTATTGACCAAGGTCCGGTGTTGTTGATGTGATGTGAACGAGCATTGCCTGCATTGAAGACTCGCCCATATCTATTATCTGTTGAACGTCTTTGACCTTCTCGTTCTTTGGGTTGAGGTTCCACTGAGATACACATAGTTCAAAAAACTTATCCATGTGCGTTTTCCTGAAACCCCTATCCTTCTTGAATAGCCCGCTTTTAATTCCGTATTCAACGGGGTCAAGTCTTTCAAAGTCCTCAATCGTATGGTCCTTTGCGCCATAAATATCTATGCCCAGACCAATCGTGGCAAGTAATTTAACCTTGCAGCGCATTTTATTGTTTGACAGTTGAGCGGAATCAAAGCCCTTAACGGCCCTATGTCCCGTCCCATAGATCGGCAAATGCATTGAGGCAAAAAACGACTGCCCCTGTTTTAAAATCTCTAGGTTAGCCTCAATGTAAGCGGTTCCATCAGGCAAAAGGCAGTATTCATCCTTTATCCCATCTCGACCGTTGTCAAACAGGGTAAAGCTAAACATGCTGCATGGAAAGTTCTTCTTCAGGAGGAGGTATGCGGTTGACCACTTAAGGTAAGGTATCGCAGTGTTGCCCTTCTTTATCCTCTCTATCTGGTCTTCCCCAATCTTAATCGACCTTAGGGTGTCCCAGATGTGACGAGCCAACGCCTCCTTACTTCTGATCTCCACATCATCTACTGAGTTCTTCTTACTCACTTCTTAGTCCTTTCGGTGACCTTCATGGTCGAATAGCTGCTTTCAACAAAATACTTGGCATATAGTTCTGGGTGCTCTTCCTTGAACAGGGTTGAGCTAAACGTAGACTTGTCAATTCTTGACATCGACACAGAGAACCTGTCGCCCCGAGCAGCCTTTGACCCCTTCATCCTTAACCTAACCTCATTCTGGAGGCGCTCAAATTCAGACGACCACTTCTTCTTCTCTGCCTGTGCGTTCATTCGCTCCTGTAGAAGCGACTCAAATGGCTCGTCGATGTCGGACTCGCCCTCATATCTATTCCAGATTTCATATATACAATCCTTGGTCTCTTTCTTATGGTCAGCCCTCGGAGCCTCCTTGCCCTCGATATGAGTATTCCACCAGTCCTGTAGTATTGGAACACAGGTCTCCTCATACCAATCGCTTTTTTCAAGCTTATAGGACCAAAACCTCATAGACCTGTTCTCAATGCACTCCGCAACCGAAACCTTGTCTGAGTTCACCAGCCTCCAAACCTCTTCGGGAGCCTTAAAGCCAGCCACAATGAAGCCGTCTAGAGATGGTCTGCAGAACCAGTTGTGCCGACTCTGCAACTCAACTCTAGTCGGCACGCTCTTTGTCCAACTATCCCCCCTGTAGCCCATCGTCTTTATTTCCAGACCATAAACCTTGCCGTCCAGCACGCCTTCACCATCAATACTGCCATGGAAGTTCGGAAAGTCGTCCCTTCGATACATGTCTAGAAAGCATTCTGAGAACTTTGCGTCGTAGTAGCTGGACACATAGTCTCTACAGAGTGGCTCTGCAAGCGTGCCTCTTTCAAGCGCCTCGCCGGTCTTCTGGGGCTTCTCTCCAAGGTTATGGTGCTGTCTTATTATCTTCTTAGATGACCAGACATCAACCTCAGAGCCAAACCCTGGATCGAAATCTAAGGGGATTCTCCCGCTGAGTATCACGGGAACATCACTGCCACCGATGGACTCAGATCTTCTCGAAAGCCAACTATCCATTAGGCTTGCCTCCTCTCGAGTACGGATTTACCTCAAGGTCAGACTCCGTAAGACCAGATATGTGCTGCTTCTCATAAGCTATGTCTGCTCTCTGCATCGCAATTGAGGCAACTGCAACAAGTCCATCAATGGTCAAGTCTTTACCGAGGACCGATCTTGCAAGATCAAAGGCCCAGACCACCTCCTCCGACACGCTTTGGTTAAATTGATTCATCAACCACCCCGCTAATATCAAAGGAGTCACTAAACATAACCCACGATGGGCTAACATTAAGAGCTCCACATACTTTCACGACATCAACAACGAGCAAGGGCTTCTCCCTGAAAAACTCGCCTATTTGCCATTCACTGAGCCCTGCGGACTCGCCAATGTTTTTTCTGCTGGCATCCCTCGCAGACATCACAGCCTTTAATCGAAATCTAATCCTAGACTCCAGAGATTCAAAATCAGTCATATTGACTCCTTTCAGAACAACCTATACCAGCAGATGTTTGCCATATCAATAAAAAGTTGGGCTAAATTTATTATTGTTGGATTAAGCAACTTTTTCTTGCAAAGATTCTTCAGGTATGGGTTAGTTCCGTATGCCTAAGCAATCGAAATGGATCAAGTACGACGTGACAATGATTGAGAACAATCGTGAATCCTGGGTTTTTCTGACATGGTTTCTTTCCGTTGCCAAGGGCTTCGATTACGGGGTGGTTCCTCACGACAAGATTGACTCTGACTCCTTTATGGTTTCATCGGGGTTTAATATTGAGCAGGCGAAGGACCAGTTTCGGGCGGCACTTGTCGAGGGTTCTGTCGTTTATTGCTCGATTTCTGCGCCGACCCCAGGTCGAGGCTCTAAGGTAAGGACCGTCGAAGGTTGGAGGCTCGTTGGTTGGGATGAGATTATGCCTGATCGAAGGGTGGTTAAGAGGTCTGTTGATCCATTGCCTATGCCTCCATTCTCATTCTATACACGAGGCGGCACGCCGGTCCAGTCAAAGGCAATCAGTATCGTTGATGTTGTTAATAAGTGTATCGAATGCATGACCGTAGGAGGCAAGCGCACGCGAGTGATTTCACTTGATGCTGTTTCCATGGACATTATTCAAAAGCTGGTTAAGGAGCATGGTGCAGAGACCGTTTACAATGCGCTTGATAAGTGCGGCGGAGCTTCTAGACCTGCATACATGCTTAAGAAGGTGATGTCTGGAGGGTCTTCGTCCTCCAGGTCTAGCGTTCCATCAAGAGAGGAGTGGTTAAAGGGATGAGTTGTAAGGTCTGCAGGGGGATGTTGAAAACAATTAAGGTAGAGGGTGACATGGTGTATGCGGTGGACTGCCCTCTGTGTGTCAACGAAGCCTTGTCTCAGAGGATGTCTCTAGCAAATGTGCCCAGGCGTTATCTTAGCGTTCGATTTGAGAACAGCTTTGCAAAGGGTGACTACTCTAGTCTTTTTAAGTTCTGCGTAGAATGGTGTGAAGATCCCACCGGGTTCATAACGTTTTGTGGACCATCGGGCAGCGGTAAGACACACACAATGTGCTGCATGGTTTCGTATTTGGTCTCAAGGGGAGTTAAAGCTAAATACTTGAGCCTTATCGAGCTTGTTGACGAGGAAAGACGAAGGATCGCTAAAAAGTCGCACGGTCAAGTTTATCTGCTAGAGTCTGCTGACGTATTGTTTGTTGACGAGCTTGGCAGTGGAATAGGCACAGACTTTGAGAGAGACATTGTGCATCGACTGGTCTCAAGGAGATATGACGACATGAAGCCGACGGTGTTCTCTACCAATTACAGGATTGGAACGGGCACCAAGGCTTCACTTGAGAATAGCGGGAAGCTAAATGCCAACACAATGTCAAGAATAGCGACATCTCGAATGTTTGAACTGATAGAAGACTATAGGGGCGGTAAATGATGGACGCACTTTCTGCGGCAGAGACGAGCGTTTTAGGCGTCTGCTTTATGGCGGACAGGAGGACTGTAGCCGACATCTCCCAAAAGCTGGACCCCAACGACTTCTTTGAACCAAGAAACCGGGCCATATTCAGCAGTATTAGAGGACTTATTGACGTCGGCGAGGACGTAAATACGGTATCAGTGCTTAACAGGCTTCAGTCTTCTGGAATTGACGTTGAGAATGTCGGTGGTCCAAACATAGAGTTCATACAGAACATTGAAAGCTCCGTGGCTACGACCCTGACCTACGGGTCTTATATTAACCTTATAAAAGAGGGCTCAAAAAAGCGAAAGACCCAAGGCTTGTTATCTCAGGCTATATCCGCACTCTCTGAACATGGCGTATCTGTGGATGAGACCATTGGAGCCCTGTTCTCTGAGATATCTTCAGGGTCATCCTCAGACGGCGTGTCAATTAAGACGCTTGGTGAGGCCGTGCAGGAGGCTCTTGGTGAGACTCGGGAGAGGTTTGAGTCTGGCAATGAGATTGTTGGGATCAAGACCGGGCTCGAGGAGCTTGACGAGTTGACAGGCGGACTAAAGCCTAAGAGAATGTACATTGTGATGGGCGGCACCGGCAGAGGCAAGACCTGTTTGGCGTTAAACATTGTGAACTGCGCAATGAGGGATGAGTTTAGGGTCCTGCATGTTTCGTTAGAGATGTCCGGGTCAGACCTTGCCAAAAGGCTAATGTCCATGAGGGCAAGAGTTGACGGGATGCGCATCGAGAACGGCAACCTCGATGGGGAGGATTTCGATAAGATCGTCTACGCCGTCGGCGAACTCAAAAGGCAGGACAAGCTTCTGTCGTTCATTGACACAAATAGCCTCACCACCTCTCAGTTGAGACGAGAGCTCATGAAGATGGATGAGTCAGAGAGACCAAATCTTATCATAATTGACTACCTTCAACTAATGAGGGGCGACACGTCGCAGTCTGGGCAGCAGACTAGGCAGCAGCAGATAGCAAAGATAAGCGCAGATCTTTTAGGTATAGCGAAAGACTTCAACGTTTGCGTAATCTCGCTTTCTCAGCAAAATAAAGAGGGCAAGGCAAGAGAGTCTGCCGATATCGAAAACGACGCCAGCGGTATCATGAAGATTGAGTACGAGGATGTAGAAGAGGGTCCAAGGCACCCTGCGCCGAACGTTGTGATAAACATGGAGAAGCATCGTTACGGGGACATGGGGAGGGCGAGAGCGACGTTCTTTAGGGCGCACCAGCTATTCGTTAACAGGAGGGATTACTAATGAGCCCAGCATGTGTTTTGATATTTTGTAGTATGATATTGGAGTCGGGGATGGGCGCCGTCCAAAAATCCAGACACTCAGTTTGTGTGGAGGTTGTTTCAGAGTCAGTCAAGCAAGGCGTTGACCCAGTGCTTTCTGCATCCGTAGCCTGGAGGGAGTCCGCATTCATTCGTGACGCAGTGTCTTCGGCTGGGGCAATTGGTCCAATGCAGGTCATTCCAAGGTTTTGGTGTAAAAAGCAGCCGTGTGATTACATTGAGGCGGGGGTGAGGGCACTAAAGCATTACACTGAAAAGTATGGTGAAAGACACGGGCTGTGCGCATACTTTTCAGGCAAAAAATGCTCAAAGACTCCCGATGTCTCCCATTCTTACAGAGACAGGGTGCTAAACACTTACTCAAAATTCAGCCCCCACTTGTCCTACTCGTGCGGTCAAGATGGTTGTTAGCATGTTTATGTCCGTTCGAGATGAGCCTGTGGTCCTCTCTATGTCCGAGATGGCTTCGTTTTGGGCTCCGGCTGCGGTAGTATCTCTAGTAGTAGTGTCTTATATCGAATGGAGGGGTAGGAATGGGCAAAGTTAAGTCTGCAGTAAAGAAGAGAAGAGATTACGTCAAGGACATGATTCTTGCTTACGTTCCAGACAGGACAATTGCAGTTAAGGCTGCAGAGAAATTCTCGACTACGACCAGTGCTATTTTCAATGATCTGAAGATCGTAAGAAAAGCAATGTCGGAGGACGCAAAGGAGCTTGAGAGCAGAAAGATGATAGAGCTGAAGAAGATTCAGCACATAAACTCTCTTCAGCGTGCCATGGCAACCTCAATATCTCGAGACAATTTAAACCTATTTGTGAGGCTTTCAGAGCAGTACATGAAACTCATGGACTTTAACGGAAAGTCTTCCCCAAAGGAGGCTGCTGCCGACTCTGGGGATAAGGTTAGCTCAATGACTGATGAGGAGCTAATGGATCTGATAAAGAAGTCTGGCGGCAAGTTTGATGCGGGAAGCGTCCACTAGATGTCCAAGAGTCGAACAGAGCTAGAGATGGCAATCAAAGAGCTTACCAAAAGAAACATGGAGAAGTCTCTGTCTTTGTTTGCCCAGCATTGCTGGCATATAGTTGAGCCCGCGACACCGTATAAGCATGGATGGCACATAGACGCAATTTGCGAGCACCTTGAGGCTGTGACTGAGGGTCGGATCAGGAACCTTGTAATCAACATGCCTCCCAGGCACATGAAGTCCATGCTGGTGTGCGTGTTCTGGCCATGCTGGGTATGGGCGACCAAGCCCGAGTCGAGATGGCTGTACTCTTCCTATGCGCAAAGCTTAAGCATTCGAGACTCGTTGAAGTGTAGGAGAATCATCGAAAGCAGGTGGTATCGAGAGAACTGGCCGCATGTAAAAATGAACCTAGACCAAAACCAGAAGGCGAGGTTTGAAAACTCTCATACAGGATACAGGGTCTCCACTTCTGTTGGCGGCTCAGCTACTGGCGAGGGTGGAGACTTTATCGTCTGCGATGACCCTCACAAGGTTGGTGATGTCCCTTCCGAAAGAATACGAGAGCAGGTTGTTAACTGGTGGAATGAGGAGATGTCAACCCGAGGGAATGACCCCAAAAAGGTCGCCAAGGTAATTGTGGCTCAGCGCGTACATGAGAATGACCTCTGCGGGTACGTCTTGCAGCAGGGTGGATATGAGCTCCTTTGCCTTGCCGCTGAGTTTGACGGACATCGCTCTGAAACCTCTCTCGGATGGAAAGACCCCCGTGACCGAGAGGGCGACCTTCTCTGGAACGAGCGTTTTGGGCAGGAGGAGTTGGATGAGCTTAAGAAGCGACTTGGGGCATATGCGGCCGCAGCTCAGCTTCAGCAGAGACCTGCCCCATCGGGCGGTGGGCTGTTTAAGGAGGAGTGGTGGAGGTTCTGGGACGAGTTTCCGGCATCAATGGATGAAATCATTCAGAGTTGGGACATGGCCTTTAAATCCAGCGCAAAGGGATCGTTTGTCGTGTGTCAGGTATGGGGTCGAATTGGCTCTCAGTTCTACCTACTTGACCAGGTCAGAAAAAGGATGTCATTTCCGCAAACAGTGACCTCGTTCAAAGAGATGTACGCCAAGTGGCCGTCCACAATGGCGATACTTGTTGAGGACAAGGCAAATGGTCCAGCCATCATTGATACGCTTAAGGGACAGATACCGGGTATAATACCAGTCACACCCGATGGGTCTAAGATTGCTAGGGCAAGCGCAATCAGCGCACTGATTGAGGCTGGGGATGTACTTATACCCAATCCTAAGCATCACCCATGGGTTGTAGACTTCCTGCGGGAGTGCGGTTCATTCCCAGTAGGACCAAATGATGACCAGGTGGACGCAATGAGCCAGGGACTTGAAAGGCTAAGGAGGCAAATACAGGCAGGTCTTTTTGGAATACGTCGCGGACACCTTAAAAGGAATAAAAATGAGAGTATCAGCAGAATTCATAATGCTTCAAAGGGAAATACATAGTAGCCAAATCGACATTCCAGAGGTAATGCTCTTCTCCTCCATTGCGGTAACGGCAATCTACCTGGTGAGGTATGGGCAGCACACGAGGCGTTAACCTCCAGCTCTTAATTACAGTGGACGGTATTTCTAGAAGATTGCCATGGGCTAATGTATGAATAGCCACCTACCCCCAAGATGGGCAGAATCAAACCAAACAATCAAAGGTTGGACCTATGGACACATTAATGTATCAAGAAAAGGCAGTCAGGACGGTAAACCGATCCCTGACCGAAAAACAGTCGCTAACAAACATGTGCATGGGGCTCGCTGGTGAGTCCGGCGAACTGATTGACCACATAAAAAAGCACGTATTCCATGACCATCCAATGGACCGAGAGTATGTAAAGGCAGAGCTCGGGGACATAATTTGGTATATAGCCTGCCTCTCAGACACGCTGGGGATAAGCCTAGACGACGTCTGCAGAAGCAACATCTCGAAACTAGAGTCAAGGTACCCAGACGGATTTAGCCCTGAAATGAGTAAGAGTAGATGAGAGTGCTAATTGAAATCGACTCAGACATGGTTGACTGGATTGACAATCAGGTCCTCGAGCTTGGGCTGGATGAGGGCAGCGCCGGAAAGAGGGCGCCATACCTTAGGGGGCAGCTAATAAAGCTGGCTCTTATGAGCGGCGGACTCTACGCAGGCTCCATAAAGGAATTTCTTGAGTCACGTAATTAAGTCAACCAGCGAATGGCTCGCAGACTCCATCCAATATGCGTGATCTACCGACCCTAATGGGCGAAATTCTTTGGAGCAAAAGCTCCCAACCCTTGTGCCTGTACGCCTACAGCTTCCAGACTGCCAAACAATCACCATGCTGCCAACAACGTTGCCGCCGACAGGCTTACCTGTTTCTGGAGAAAGGAACTGCACCCGGCCGCGAAGAAACCAAAGCTCGCTGGCCTTGCCCACAACAAACCTGTGGAACCACTTCACATCGACCGTGGATGGCATAAGGGCAACAACAGAATCGACCTCCCTATCCCTAACAGCGTGCCAGGCCCTAGACATAAACTCTGCGCTCTTTGAGTAGGGTGGGTTAATGAATACGCTAGACCCAAGGCTTGACCAGTCGCTGCCAAGCGCATCACTCTTCACGGTGAAGAACCTGGGGCACAACGCATTGTCTGGGCTTGCGCAGGCATCACCAGTAAACCTGAATCGCTCGTTTAGCCTAAGAAACAGAGACTCGGGTGTCCTCCAGTTATCCTTAGAGTCCTCCCTATTACGCCTGTGGCTCATCTTGACCCCAGAGACATGTTGTTCTTCGCGTACTCGTGCATCTGCTCGTAAAGGTCCGAATTGATGCCTCCTTTAACGGATCTCATAACCTTAACCCTCCCGGACTCATATCCCAGTATGAGCAAAGACAGGTCCGTAAGAACGAACGTGTGGACTACCCGACCGCCGCCCTTCGGCACAGACCTCATAAAGTATGATATCCTGCCCTCTATCTCCTCGGACATGTGGTCCTCTACCGAGAGCAATCTCCGCATCCTTATGGCAATCCAAATGCGCTTAAATAATTTAAATATTATACGTGCAGCCTTAATCATCTTGACCCCCAGTCAGAACGTCTCCCCGGGCAATCTCTTGAGCCTTATTTTCGTAGTGCTCTTTGATTGATGTAGCGTTGAATTTACTTCCCCTTCTGTTAACAATACCCTTCTGGAAAAGTTTTTCAGATATAGCCCTTAAGCTTAGACCCTGGTCGCGAAGCTTGTATATTAAGGCAACCGTAGCCTGCTCTGCCTTGTCCTTGGACAGAACACCATCAGCGTCCGCCTTAAAACCAAACGGAACCGTCCCATTGCGCTTGCCCTGCCTTCTCTTAGCCCTTAGCGCAGCCCGCGTCCGCATTCTAATCATAGCCAACTCGTATTCGGCAAACACGTCAAGTATCTGTCGAATCATTCTTGCTGAAGGGTCATCACTGCAATCGATGCCGTCTGCGCTCACAATCCTGGCACCCTTTTTGGACACAATATGCTCGATTGTTGACGCCATCATTACATCTCTAGCAATACGGTCCCTTTTGGAAACAAGAAGTACATCTCCCTCTGAAATATCATTCAACGCATCCATCAGAGCGTCTCTTTTCTCCATGGGCGCTGCACCAGATACGCCATGGTCGGTATGAATCGCATCGATTTCAAGCCCCATAGAGTCCGCAAACCTCTTGCAATCCTCAAGCTGAGCCTCTGGACCAAGCTTCTGATCCTCTGTGCTAACCCTTAAATATACTACCGCACCCATATCACTTGCCCTCCACGTTGGCTCGAATAAACCTACTGGCGAGGAACCTGATTACGTCAACCCTGGACATCTTAATTCCCATGTCAGATTGCAGGTGAGCTGAAATAACCTCAAGCATAGATCTTACCTCGAGGTGCGGGTCGTGAACAGGAAAGTTCGGTGAAGATTTGTGTGACATAACTGCTCCTTCTTTGTTGGTATACTGAATGTATAGAAGGATGTGTCGCATGTCAACATGTAAACTAAATGTTTACTACATAGTCGATGTGTATGAGTACGACTTCCCGTTTTTCTCAAGTATCCCAAACTTCACCAACTGGTTCATTACGCTTACCGAAAGGCTGTTTCTCGAGGGTGTAAAGCATCCCGGTGGCGCTATTTTTTTAATCTGCTCGACCGTTATCGTCTCACCAACCGTAT